TAAATCCTATTTTACAAAAGTAATCTGAAATTTATAATCAAAAAAATTCATATATAAATACAAATCCTATTTTCGCATACTAAACTGAAATTTTCTAAGTTTATATTTGCATTATAAAAACAAATCAAAATGCCAAATGGTCGTGCTCGTCAATCAAACACTCGTCATGCCAATCGTCAAAGGACAATTCAACAAGAACAAGTCGTTCAAGCATCTATGGTTAATCCAGTTATCATAGAACAAGCACAACAAGTCATCGTTGAAGCACAAATAGTAAACGTTGACGATCTTGAAGCAAAAATTCAAGAACTTCAAGCAAAAATCATTACAAAAGAAAATAATGTTAAGAGAGTTAAAAAAGAAATAAACAAATTGAAAAAAGAAACACAAGAAATAGTTAATAATAATCAAAAGTTAATGACTGAATTGGTTAACCTTGATATCCTTGAAGATAGAGGTATAGATAGTGAATCACGTAATATTGAAGGTAGTAATCATATTATAAGAATCAAAACAATTGAAATGATAATGTCTAAACCTGATACAAGGGCAGAAACACAACATAGAGAAGTGATACAAGATTATATTAAATATCTTGAAAGTATTGTTATGGCAAGTAGTAATGGTTATAACTTAATGAAAATTACTGGTGGATATGAAGGATTCAAAAGTGATAAAAAACATAGAACTTTTCTAGCAAATTTGGTTGCTAAAAGTGTTGGTGAAGATGATGCTAAATCATTTATGAAAAAAACTGAAAAAATGGAAAAAGATTTAAATATAGATGAACTACTAAAAGTAGTTGGTATGGGTATGTTGGAAAATATTATGGATAATGTAAATAGTGGCAAATGTGAATTAGAACTAAATGCTATGTATAAATGTGGTGAAGCATTTTTGAAGGAGTTTGAAACTGATGATGACGAAGATGTTAGAAATTTTGTCAACGAGAAAAAAGACCAATTACTTATGACACTAAAATTGACTATTCCAAATATGATTAAAGACAAAAAAAAATAAATAATTAATAAACATTTATAAGTGTGTTATATGAAGCGTTTAATTGTGTAAATAAATCTTTATCACCATTAGGTTTGTCTGGATGATATTTTAAAGCAAGTTTATAATATTGCTTTTTTATTTCCTCTTTTGTTTTAGGTGGTTCTAATTTCAATATATTCCAATCTTCCATATTATCATAAGTGTTTTGTTTGTATACATTACCAAATATTTTTTCATCTACATATTCCTCAAATGTTTGTTTTTTACGTTGACGTATCCAGCAATCTTTACTACACCACCTCGTTTCTGGATTATACCTTTGATTACATGAATTACAAATAGGGTAATATTGTGTTTTCTCCCAATAGCAATAACCATTTGTCATATTATAAATGATATATATTATATTATCATTTCTGGTTTAAATAATTTAAGATTAATTATAATTTATTCTAATATTCATATATGAATATTGTTTTATAATAATATATTTATAATATGATATCCATTATATTTATTATTATAATAATTCATATATGAATTAATCTAAAAATAATGAATATATTAAATCACTTGGTATTCTATATCTATCAATTCTATTTGTTCCTTTACCAAGAAACTTTAAATCTTTTGGTTGATTATGCTGACTACCACAACCAATCAATGCTACACTAACTTTATGTTTTTTATTTTCTAACATATTACCACAAGCACCACTTTTATCACATATTAAATTATTCCAATCTTTTTTATTAGTCCATATACGTGTCTTTTTTTCATATCCCCAATCACTATACATACAATAACTTACATCATAAAAAGGTTTATCTTGCATAATATCTCTATCTTTTAATCTGCCTGTTGCTGGATTTTCAACAAACCATAATTGTGGTTTAAAATAATCTATAATCTCAAATGTTTTTAAAACTAACTTGTCTGATTCATTCATCATATTATCAATATCATCTTGTGTAAATATTTTACCATTTCTCTTTTTACCTTTCCAAGTATTTTGTAATCTACTATATGATTGACATGGTGGTGAACCCCATATAATATCAAACATATCTTTATCATATTGTTTATAATCAAAATCCATAATATCACATTGATGGTCTGCTGGTAATATCATATCAACACTTACAACTTCCCAATCTAATTCTTTACAACATTTACCTACTGAACCAGTCCCACTAAATAGTTCTAAAACTTTTACCATTTATAATAATTCATATATGAATTTATTTAAATAATTATTTTTTAGATTTAGTTGCTTGTAAAACTTGTTGATATATTTGATTATTTAATGTTTTTTGTTTGACTATTTTATATAATACAGCACTATTAAGTGATAAGTTTGATGGTTTGCCACTAGGATCTGTAATTTGTGTAGTTATTTTAGTTATTGTTCTTGGATGTGTAATTGTAAATGTTGTTGTATCTGTTGAATAATAATAATCACCATATTGACTTTCCTTTGGTATAACACTTAATACTGGCATAGTTGATGGTTCATTTTGTCCTCCACTATAATAACTATCACTTATAATATCACTTCTAATTATAAAATATGGTCTTAATGTTTTAGTAGGTAAATTACCTGCTTCAATTTTAACACTATCACATAATACTTCCATAGGTGGTTGAGAAACTACTAAATTAGCAGCATGTCCGCTTGTATGTTGCAATGATAATATTGCTGGATATGTTGTTTGATATTTTTGTGTTGGAACACCAGTAGCAGTTCCTTGCCATTCTAATAAATCACCATTATTTACCATAGCATTAGTGGTTATTTTTGCTATATTACCTAAATTATTATCAAATACCCTACCATTTATATTACCAGTATCTTCATTATTTAAATCTTCATATCTAAAACCACATATACCCCAAAAACTATTAATCCAATTACGTTCCTCTATATTAAAATCTTCAATAAATATACCACTATGACTATCTATTATAGCATTATTTTTAACAAATGGATTTTTATAAGGAAGAGAAAATAAATCATTTTTAGTTGTTCCAGTAATATCAATTCCCACTTCTCCATAATAAGGAGTTATTGTAGGACAAAAGTTTCGTTTATCAAATGTTTTATTTATTTTATAACATTCCCTACCACTATTATCTGGAACTGGAACAACTTGTCCTTGACTTAATTGTCCTGACGAACCACTTGTTGCTGTTACGACTAATGTAGCATTATATTTAGGTGTAATACGTTCTGGTGAATGTAATGATGAAATAGCAAATCTACTACTTGTGCCATCAAATGATAATTCTGGTGCTATGGCACCACAATATATTTTATTTAACCAAGCATCAGCATACTCTGGAACTGGTGCTATATCAAGTTCAGTTCCACCACTATTATAATATGATAATGGGTTGTTTTGATCTATTGCTGTTAAATATTCTCCTCCTGGTTGAGAACCAGCATAACCACTTAATCCATTATATAATCCTATATATGAATTACCATAAGCATTTGCGTGTGTATCAAAACCTATTTTTAATGCGTGATATGTAATATAAAAATTATATTCATCTAATCCTGGGTCATATGGAGGTGGATAATTATTATAAAAGTCATCATACCAATTTACATATCCTAATGTATAAACATTGTGATTTTGTATAGTAGTTGAAGCACTCCCATCACTATTATGATATGTTGGTAGATTAACTACTTGTAAATAATCATATGGTATATGTGCTAAAAATGATATTCTGTCTTGTATTAAATTCTCATTAACTATTTTATTTAATACTGGTGTAATATCATTTTTTTGCAATAATGATACATTACTTCCATTATCTACTGGTGTTAATGAAGGTGGTGATTTAATAGCAAACCCTCCCCACATACCATCACCAGTTTCAGCATTATATGTATATTGTATTTCATTTAAATCAGTATTACTAGCATTATCCTTAAAATATTTTACAAATAAAGGTGCCGTTGAATAATCCGTATTAACATCTTGTTGGGGAAAACCAGTAAGACCAGTAACATTAGCAAATAAATTTGGTATATTATCACAACCCAATGATGTAGGGCATCTCTCTTCATCTAAAAATCCACTATCATCAAAAGTTGATATTCTAATTTCTCTTGGTTGTGTATCATTTAACCTTGTATTAATATGTAAATAGCGGTGTGTATCAACACTTATATCATCGCCAGCATATACATTACTACCATTAATATTTTTATTATATAATAACTGGTTCCTATCATTATTCATGTCAAATAACTCTGGATATCTTGCTTGACTATCAAATAAATCCTTTAATAAATTTAAGTTTTGTTCCGTCCAAAACATATTTGTATGTATAACACATAATTTTGGAACTCCTACATCTACTCCTGGCATACCAAATGGTAAATCATATACATAATCATAATTTAAAGGGTTTATATTATCCATTGCCTCTGGTTCTCCGTCAGCACCTGTGCTACCACTTAATTCAAAACCATAATTGTTTATATCTTGTCCTTGATAATCTAACCATATCGCTTCCATATCTACTGGTGGTAATTCATTGTTTCCACTAATTTGTTTATATATACCTTTTACTTCAATACCAGTTTCATATATCTCCGGACGTTTAATACCTATATATTGAAAACCAGTTTCATAATCAAAACTATCTTGATTGAATGATGGAACTAATGAACTACTAAATCCATAATAAGCAAGTCCTTTATTAATATTTAAATTACTATATGTAGCACAAGGAAATAATTTATTTGTTGGTGTTTCATTTTGTGGTCCAATTGGTTTTTTAACTATATAACTATTTAATTCATAATTAATTGTATTTTGTGTTATATCAGTTTCCTTTTGTAAAAGATTAGTTATAACATTACTTATCTCACTTGGACTATTAAAACCAACTGGTGCTTTTAATTGTAATAAATCTCTTATTCTAATATATTTATGATTAACACTAAACAAATCCCTATTAACAATTATATCATTACTATCACTAGCATTCATTTTAATATAACTTGTAGTATCACGACCAAATATCATATATCTACTTCCATCAACATTATGTTGAACCATTTTATTAGTAGTATCCCAATTATAATCATCTGCAAACCTATGACTAGCATTTGGTTCCTTTACAGTCCCATCTAATTTACTAGCATTTGTTCTTATTTTTTTCCAACTATCATTAGCATTTGTTGAAGTTGTGGACTCTGGCACTATATGTCTAATTGGCATATGAAACATATTTTCACCATTATTAGTTTTAAAATATGATATTAATACATTAGCATCAGTATCCTTAATATTTCTAATTTCGACATTACTAGTTGATATATTACTACGTAAATAATATCTTGGATGTAATTGACTAGCATTAGTTGTAATACCTGGTTCAAACTCAAATGTTTCAACATTATCTACTTTTGATATGACAAAATTTTGACTTTCTTGGATTATTTCACCTTTAAATTCAATAGTGCTATCCTCAGCACCTAAATCACTGACGAATGCTGAATGTAATGATACTTGGTCTCCAATATCTAATTTAATACCATCGTTCACGCTGTTGGTCCATATAGCAGTATTTTCAGTATCATAATATTGCTGACTATGTAATCTATTACATTCTAATATATGCGTGTTCGTGTATGAAGACATATCTATAATAGTATATTTTATTTTTAATTTGATAATAAAAATTTAATATTTAAATATTGAATTGTTATATTATAAAATGGAAATCATAAATTATCCTAATTATTTAATTTATGATGATGGCAGAGTTTATAGCAAAAAACGAAATATATTTTTAAAACCAAGATTTAATAATAGTGGATATAAAACTATTCATTTATGTAATAATGGAAAACATAAACATTTATTAATACACAGATTAGTTGGATTACATTACTTAGAAAAAGTTGAAGGAAAAAATCAAATAGACCATATTGATAGAGATAAAACTAATAATCATATTAGTAATTTAAGGTGGTGTAATAATACTGAAAATAATATAAATAAAGGTCATCAATCTAATAATAAATTAGGTTTAAAAAATATAAGTAAAACAAAATTTAATACATATATTTTTCAATTAAAAAGAAATGGCAAACATCATAGTAAAAGTTTTAAAACATTAGAGGAATGTATTGAATACAGAGATAGATATTTAGATAATGGACTACTTTAAAACTTACGCATAGTAACATTGTAAAATACCGTTTTTCAAGGTAGCATATCTTACAACCTCTAACCAACCACGCATGGTGTATGACTCTGTTGGTAGTTTGCCCCAAGTTTGGTATACTTCAATACCACGTGAATTGATACGTTCATTTCTATTAAGTCGATCTTCAATCCAATAATTTTTGTTTGCTAAATTAGTAGATAAATCATACCCATTAAACGCAGTAGAACTAATTAATCCTAATTCATTACTATATTCATCCTTACTAATAAATGGAACACTACCTTCTGCTTGCTGGATATTATGTAATAGACGTGCATTATTAGTAATATCAACTGGATAAAGGAAGTGATCGTTGTATCTAATATTATGACTTACAGCACCAAAATCAGTTCCATCATCAATTACACCTTGTGCGATATAACTATTAAATAGTCCTCGTTCAGGGGTAGGGTCGCTATCTGGTGTGGCAAGACCATAAAATAATTTATTAACTACACGTCCAGCACCTCCAACATTTAAGATAATGGTATTTGAAGTATCACCACTATTATCAATAGTATGTTTTACATGTCGATAATCTACATATGTAAAACTCATTTGATTATTAGCAGTTTGATATGCTGTCATAATTTCTTGTGGGTAGTAAATGTAATCTGCTATAAATTTACAATCATTCCTTACAAGTTGTGCTTTCATAGTGGAAGTATTGCCACTTGGTAATACAGCACGTTTAAGTTCAGTAGCAAAATGCAATTCAATATCAATTTCCTCCTTCATCATATATAATGGTAGTTGGTTCATCTTCAAGAAAGGGAATAACTCATTAATAGCAATTTGGAAATCACTTGTTCCAGTTCCTTCCGACCTTGAAGCACTAGCATTTAAATATAGATATGGTGCTAATTTATATTCCCTATCACCTGGTTCCTTATTAAGAGCATCAATTTCATAACCAGTATCAATTGAATATCCACTTGCTTCATTTACACTATCAGTTCTACCACTACCACTACTAGCATTAGCACCAAGTTCATAATCCCATTTACGACACATAATACGTCCAGTTGAAATACCTTCACGTTGTTTATTATGCTGGGGATTTACAAAAGATGAACGAAAACTCATAAAATGGTTGTATCCATCAGTTTCACATATAGTTTTAGTTCCTACTTTGAGGACTGCCCTATCCACTAACGAGTGAATACCAATATTAGGAGGGAGAATAGTAAGTGCTTTACTACCACTTGTAATATCTAAACCAAAAATAAGTTTGCTATTAGAATGGAGAATACCTTTATTTTGAAGACGGAAACGAGCAAAACTTTCCGAAAATACGACCGGTTCTAAAATATCAGTTTCAACATCCATTTGAGTATTAATAGGCATAGCACCAATACGCATTAGATCTGGCACATTAGAAGGTGCTTGAACTCCTGGCGTGCTAACATCAAGAGAAGCACTTTCAGTTGTAGTTGGGGGTGTTGTATCATCATCCATACTTGACATATTTATATTTATAATATATAAATAAATAATAAAAATAAAATTTTAAAAATATATCAATAGATTATTAATTTTTTCAAAATTAATTCAGTTTATTAGCAATAATTCAAATATGAATATTATATCTTTATCATACCATATGAGTGGATTATCATACATACAAGTTTAATATAAAATTCATATATGAATTTATCTTTTAGATAAATAACCTATGGTGAATTAATATGATAATAAATTATGTGATTATCTGAACTCCCTGTGAATTAAATACCATAGTTTGCTTAGATTTAACAAACATATAAACACTTGTAGGGTTATCATCCACTAAGTCAGTATCCATTTGAAGACCGAATTGTGTTGATCTGAAATCGATTCCTTGATTACTAATAGTATCAAAAGCAACTCCTACACCTACACCAGCACCACCATCAATATATTTGTTATAACTATTAGCAGGGGTTTTTGCTCCTAAATCAACAACACTATTTTCCGGACATACAAGCGAACGTGTATTTTTATTAAATGACTGAATAGCATTAATATAATTGCGGTAAATTTGACTATCAGGGAAGTTATTATCAGCACTTTGTTTTTGCACTGAATCAATATTGTATTCTAATGGCATGCGTTCTCCTCCACGAGTGAAAATAACTTGGAAAATTTTTGCTACACTATTATCAGCACGTTTAGGATAATAAGTTGTCATACCATTATAACTTCTATTATTAATATGAGATGATGTAATAAAATTACAAAATACACTTAATACACGAGATAATCCAAGTGAAAAGTTAATAATAGCATTAGTGGAATTAAAGGTAGTGTAATATGACGAAATAGAGTTGTATTCAAATGTTTGACCTTGTCCTGCTGTTTTTTGAAGTTGTGCTAAATCACTTGCTGCCGGTGTTTGGACTTCACAACAAAGTGATAGTTTTTGGTATTCATAAAAAGCATTGGAGATTTGAGTTCCAACACCATCAGTTGAATATAATACATTATTGTC